CGGCCAGGGCGTCCAGCTCCGCCTCCTCAAACTGCTCCAGCTTCTTCTGCAGCCGCTTCAGCTGCCTAAAATCGCACTTTCCCCAGTTGGCCATTACGCCCAGCCTCCCGCCTGCAGGATGATCTCCTGATGTGTCGGATAGACAGCCGGCAGCCCGGAACTGGTATACCGATAGGTGGCACCACCGCGGACCGCTTCAATCCTGCTGCCCGGCATCGTCACAATCTCCGGAGACAGGAACAGCTTAATAGTTTGGACTATTCCCGCTCCCGGGGAAACGTCCTGCACCGCTGCCAGGGTCTGAAATGACAGCCGGCATGGTTGACCAGTGACTATTGCTATCCACCCCTGCCGGGTAATCTTAGTTTCCGGATCCTGAACAGACATCAGTTCATAGATGGTGCAGCGGTCTTCATACAGGCTTTCAATGGCGGCCTTGACGGTAGTAATCACGACCAGTCAAGCCTCCTTAATGCAGCGGTCAGCAAAGCCTTATTGCTGTCAATCAGCGTATTGACAAGAGCATTAAACCGGCTTTCCGGACTGCTGCCGCTGCCGAAGTCCACAGTAGTATCACCCAGCTTGACCGACTTAGCCACCGCTTCCAGGTTGATATCCCCCAGATCGGCCCCGATGGCCTTCTTGTGCTGCAGAAACTCGCCAGTAATGATATCAACCACCAGCGATTCAGACTCGACTGGGATTTCACTTATATTGCAGTTCAGCTGCAGCTCAGCGGTCACCCTGGCTATCAGTAGGTTGATCAGCTCGTTATCCCCGGTAATCGCGGAATAGCCGAAGGTGCTTAGCCGGGCTTTCACCTGCTCCAGCATCAGACGTCACCCTCTTCGCTCTCACCGCGCAGCCGGGCAATCAGGGTTTCCGTTTTCGTATTACGCGGCATATTAATACCCGCGGCTTCGCAGGCGGCAAAGAGCTCCTCCCGGGTCATATCCTCGTAGCTTTTATCCTCTATGGATTCTTCAGCAGTGGGATCCTCCACCAGGGTAAAACCTTTAGCCAGCAGCTGATCCCGCTTATCCTCGCTATCCGCGATCTTGACCACATTCATATAACGTAAAGTAAACATGAGCAAGCCTCCTTTATGCTGCGGTATTCACCCAAGCACCATCCAGCTTGTTGTTAGGAATCCACAGATCATGATATTTGCGGTAATCCAGTTTCCAGGCATCCGCCTTCTGGTTGACGTCCGGCGTAAAAATGCGGACCTTGTCAGTCTTCGATACCGCGATCGGGCAGCGCCGGACAGTGATAATCCAGTTAATAGCTTTAGCGCCTTCAGCAGGTACGAACCCGCCCGCAGTCTGACCGGTAGTGGTTCCGTCGTTAAAAACATACGCCGTCTTCATCCGGGCAGATGGCACTTTTATAATCGGCGCTCCGTCCAGGGACTTAACTTTCAGATTTACGCCCCCCTGGGTAAATTCCGTCACATCCAACTTCTTTACGATGTCCGGAGAGCTATCCAGAATTACTGATACCGGCACGGCCATGGTTATAACCAGCTGTTCCGCTTCCCCGACGATATCCTGAATAGCGGCGATATCATCCCGTAGCTTCGCTAAAATAGTGTCGGCCGCGGGGGTGTACTCTGTTTTTTTGCTGGCAGTGATGGCCAGAGCGGCAATTTTGGAATATCTGTAAGCGTCAACTTCCGGGATTACTTTGGTTCTCTGGAATTGCCCCATGGCATTGCCGGCGGTAGCCACAAAATTAGTCTCGTCCACGTCCATGGAATCTAACTGGAAGGTACGGCTGCGATCCTGGGTCAGTTTATAAGTGCCGTAAGTCAGAGTGACTGAACCCTGTACAAAACCGTTGTCCCGGTCGTAGTCCCCCAGACCGTCCATGGTCAGCTGAGGAATCTTAACCTCGTCGCCGCCATTGTATTTTACTTGCCCGGCATTAGCCTCCATCCAGCCGGAAGAGGCTCCGGTAATCATTTGTTCGTCCAGCTTCTGCTGGAAAATCTTTGCATATTCTAAAGCATTAATCGCCATTTATCCATCATCCTTTCTCAAAATTAAAGGCCCTGCTGTAGGGCCTTTTCAAACTGCTGTTCAACTGTGGCAAATTCATTCTTATCGCCGTCCCCGGTTTCGCCTGGTTTAGTCCCCTTAAAGCCGCCTTCGTCGCCGCTGAATAGGAATTTACTGTCTTCGGATTCCGTTAATTTCTTGATCTGGTCATCCAGGCCTTTAACTGTATCGCCGTCCAGTTCGGCTTTTTCCAGATCCAACAGAGCTTTAACCGCCTTGGTATTCTTGGCCTTGGCGTTAGTCAGAGCTAATTCAACCGCTGAGTCAATCTTCATTTGTTTTACTTGCTGTTCAAACTGTTCCTTGGCCGTTTTATTCTCGCCCTGCAGTTTTTCGATCTGAACTTTCAAGCCTTCGGCATCGACTTTTTTTAATTCCTCCAACTGCGTATCCCTTGCGGCCAGATCTTTCTCCAACTGCTTTTTGGCTTCAGTCACTTCATCAAAACGATGCTTAGGGATAAAGCCTTTCATTTCTTCAGCAGAAGCCGCCAAAACCTTACCGGCCTGTTCCTCGGTCAGTCCCATTGCTATCAGCTGTTCTTTGGTCATCGTTATTTCTCCCTTCATCTTCACTTTTTATCCCGGTCGTGTCCGGTGATGTCCCGTTCTTTTTCGCCTGCGGTACCGGAAAGGCGGACATAAAAATAACGCTCCCCCTGAGCGTTTTGAACAATAAAAAGCACTTACCGTTTTACCAGTAAGTGCTTAAATTGCCTTTTTACCTTGCTTATAGGCTTCCCTATATTTCCCGTACTGCTTCTGATCTGCGTAACGGTTCTTTTGCATCTTCTCGGCCAGAATTGCCTGGGGATTGGACTTTACATGCTTTTCATGCCACTCTTTGTAAGTCATTTTCCCATCAACATAATAAATCTTACCGTCCGCGCCCCGCGCGGCTCTGGTAGTGTAATTATCATCAAAGTACGGAGCGGTTACCGTCCGACACCGGGGATGGAAAGGCGGCGCGGTCACTCCGGGTTGGTAGTCCTTCATGTCCAACACCTTACCATCCAACTCCCGGCATATGTCCGAAGTCTTAAAATCCAGGGTAGCCACAATCTCATACTTTTCTATATCCAATTCCTGATAAGCCCGTTTCTGTCCTTCAGAGGCGAAATAGGCGGATTCGGTCATAACCAGCCGACCGGCCTGGCGCTTGGATACGTTCAGGCGTTCGCTGATAGTCTTTATAGTCCTGTCTGGAACATCCCCTCGGATAAGGGCCTGAGTTAAGTTACCCTGCAGCTCGTTAATCAACTTCTCCTTATTCTCCCAGATACGATTAGAGAAATTCTTGCCGTCCAATGCCCAGGGTTTTGATGCCACCATGTTGACCAGATCAGGCTTTAATATTCCAAATTCAGAACCTTGCCCCAGGCCTTTCTGCACTTCATAAATAGCCTGATAATAGCTCTGCGTAAATAGCTCGGCATTCAGACCCCCCATGCTCTTATTCTGGCTGGCAGCCAGCATCTCCAGGTTGTGCCGAATCTGCAGCAACATAGCTTCATAGCGGCTGATATGCACCCGGGCGGAGGCGTTCTCCAGCTGCTTCAGCCAGCGGCCGTCAACAGCGTTTGCTTCACCCTTTGCAATATACTCGGAAACAGTCCAGCGGAATTCTTCCAGTTCTCCAGCTTTCAGCATCCTTTTTGCCTCAGCCAGGGAAACCTCGTTATTTACCGCTATCCGGTGTAGCCATATTTCAATATCCTTCTCGATAGCAGCTGCAGCCCCACGGTATTCTTTTTCCAGGTCCTTTATGGCCGCTTCGCTTCTCTGAAACAAGGCATCGTTGAGCTGAGTAAAACGCTGCTCCCAGTATTCGCTATTCTTCATTGCCACCAGCCCCCGTATTAAAGGCCTCGCTGTAATCATCTACCCGCGCCTGTTTCTCGGTCTCCTCTTTCTTGATTCGCTTCAATTCAGCAGCGGTATCTGTTGTCCAGGGGTGGTTGGCCACGATAGTTTCCTGGCTGATCACGCCCTCAGACTTCTGACAGTTGCCGATAGCTTCATTCTCGTTAATCAGAATATCCCGGTTAAAGATCACTTCGACTGTTTCACCGGTAAAATCGCCCTGGCCGGTATTGGCCAGGTGCATATTAACGAACCACAGCAATTCCTCAAAAGCAGCCTGATATTCGTTTTCCATACCGTTAGCATCCAGATCCAGATCGGAATACATGGACTGAATGTTCATCTGGTTGGGGCTATTCCCCATCTTGTCGCTCTTCGCGTCCAGGCCTCGACCATTTTCAATCAGGGTTTGTTTAAGGATCTCCAGAATGACTTTATAATTCTCAGAATTAACTTCTACCTGCAGGGTTTTCAGGTCGCCGGGCGCACCCTCTACGGTCTTAACCTTGACCGCTCCATACTGAGCCAGGTTATAGCGGAATTCCCCCAGATTCGTCCCATCGTAATTGACCAGAACCAGGATGGTGTTGCGGGCGTCCTCCTGCATATTGTTCATGAAATCTGATTTAATCGTATTAATCGCGTCCTGTAGCGACTTTACCCGCTTTAAAAGGGATATCTCTTTGGCGTTGTATTTGAAGGCCACAAAAGGAATCCTGGTCCAGTTTAAGCCTTGTTTTACCCCTTCTTTTTCAAAGCTGAAATGACTGTCGCTGGATTCGGGTATCAGCTTCTCATTCACCAGTTGATAGCGCCTTACTCCTTCGGTATTGTAAAATTCGACTTTCTCAATGATTTTCTTTTCCCGGCCCTCATAAGCCTCTATCCCGTAAACCCGGCATACCGCATCCAGCTCAGTGTGGTCGGCATCCGCCCAAAAGGGGAGAACCTCTTCCGGTTCTATTCGTTTAAAGGCCAGGCCCCCCTGCTCGTTGTAATAGACCTGCAGCCAGGCTACCCCGCCATTTAAGCTGTCTTCCCCGATTCTTTTTAAAACTCTTAAAAAGCGGTTGTTGAACGCCAGCCCTATCTTTTTGCCGTAAGCTTTATCTTCTGTCTGAAAACTCGGCTTTTTCGCCAGCAGGTAATTGACCTTCTGGTCTACCAATTTACCATATTGATTATCCAGCAGCCGGTTATTAGGCAGATTGAAAACCGGGGTTCTTTTTCCGTCTTTGCCTATGACCGTACGCTGCCGGGCTAATATATCATGCTCCCCGGCATAATACTTCTTGGCGGCCAAAGTCATCCGGCGCTGAGGGGAGTGCCTCCATTCGGCGATCTCCTTCTCCAAAAATTCCTCCAGGGTCATGCCGGCGTGATAAGCTAAATTGGCTTTGACTATATCCATCGGTGTAATAATCGTTCTCACCCCTTTCCGGACAAAATAAAGGCCCTCAGTCGAAGCTGAAGGCGGAGCCCTGACCTACTTTTTCGGCTATGCCGGTGGTACAGTCGGGAGCGTCGTCATATTTGTTTTTGCCCTCCCGCTGGTAGGTGGACATGGCGCTGTAGTATTCCGGCCAGCGGTCTTTCCAGTTCACCGGGAAGTAAATATGGTCCATCACCCAAGTAGCATTGGAAAGGATCCTTGCCGGCTTGTTTTTGCTTTGATGGAACCACTGAATCCTGGTTTTGTTAGTCTTGTACTTCTGCTTGAGAACCCGCTCTACTGCCCGGGCAAAGCCCCGGCCGCCGTTGTTGCTTTCGATATCGGCCGTATTGACATTATCCTCATGCAGCATCTTGGCAGTACCTGGCTCTGTTTCCTCCATCGGCGCCTTGGTGTACAACACATTCAAAACATAGGCTTCTCCGTTATACTCCCCGTAATCAATTGAGCATAAATAGTTGTCACCCTCGTCAGCCGTATCGGTGTAATTCTTAATGGCCGAAAACAGTGGATTGCCCTTATCATCCCGGGGGATGTCGGTATAAGTCTTAAAGCTGCTGTACAGTCGCCCCTTGATATCTATGGGCTCCTGCTGGTAGTTGGCTGAAGCAATGTCCAGGCCCATGGCCCGGGCTTTCATTTCATACGACTCCCGGGACAGGATTTCCGGACACAACATGGAGCCGTCATCCTGGACCGCTTTCATGGTCACGTGCCGGCATTTCTTCTTTTCCTCTCGGAAATGTTCCAGAGCTCTGCCGGCCAGGTCCAGCGTATGCCATCTGGTCATGATGATTATGATTTTGCCGCCCTCTTCCAGGCGAGATAACATGGTATTAGTGAACCACTCCCAGTGCTTCTCCAGGGTGTTTTCGTTGTACGCTTCCTCTGCATTTTTAATTAGGTCATCTATGATCATCAGGCTGCAGCCAAAACCGGTGGCGGTACCGGTGGGCGAAGTAGCCAAATAGCTGTTATACCCACCTTCCAAACTCCACAGGTTCATAGCCCCGTCACCTTTTTTGATGCGGGTACCGGGGAATACGTCTGCATATACTATCCTGGCCTGGTCCGCCTTAAGTTCCTGTATGCTGTTCCGGACGTCTTTGGAAAAGACGGTGGACAAGGTCTCGTTATATGAGCCGGTCATAACCTTGGCCTGGTTA